CACAACGCTCTTCGCTCAATCGCGGGCTTGATGTCCCCAGGGGGATACGAGCTGCTGTGCCGGACCAGACAAGATTGACTATCAACCACTTCTCCTTGTCCAGTAAAACGAAACATACAAGGGTGGATCTGGCATGATCAACGGGCTGAGGGTGCAAATCATGGTCGGAGACAGGGAGGTGCTGCGCTGCCCCCATCTTGAGATCGTTTCGCTGCGCCATTCCCCACTCGATCATGCGGACGTGACCTTGCCGGATCCGGGCGGGGATCTGTATCGCGATATCCGGGTGGGGGAGCAGGTGGCAATCAGCCTGGGTTACCGGGATCAGGCTCAGGGGGTTTGGCAGGGCACCGTAAGCCGGGTGCGGCCCGGCACCACCAAGGACCAGCTTGAGCTGTCGGCCAGCGGCCCGGAATTGCCCCTGGCCACCACCAAAATACGGCAATCTTGGGAGAATGAGGATCCGGCGGCCATTGTCCGCTATTGTGTGGCCGCCGCCGGCTTGCCGGCCGGACGCATCGACAGCCCCGGCCCGTTGGTGCCCCGCTTCGTGGCCTCGGATATCCCGGTATGGCAGGTAGTGCAGCAATGCGCTTTAACCTGTAGCCGCTCCTTCGGGGTGGACATGAGCCGATGGGCGCTGTGGATTGGGGCCGATGGCCGGGTAAACTGGGGGGATTTCGACGAGCCTGGCGAAGTGCCGGTGATCTCCACCGGCGCAGGCTTGATTGAGCACTTGCCGGGATCGGCCTCCGGTGCGCAGTTGAGCCGGGTGGTCACTTTTCTCCTGGCCGGCTTCGCTGCTTCGCGGCTCTTCCGTTTACGCGATACCAGACGAGGCGTTGACGGCTTGTTCCGCGCCTTGATCGTCAGGCACAAGGTGTTGCCGAACTCGGTGCGAACCCACCTGGAATACGGGGCTGAATATGGCCGGGACTGACCTCAAAGCGGTATTGAAGCGGGCAATGGAGCTGGTCATGCCCGATCTGCGCTCCTATTACCGGATGGTCCGCAAGGCCCGGGTGGTGAAAACCTATGCCAGCGATGGGCGATACTGGGTTGACGTGCAGCCGTTGCAGAACGATGAGTCGGTGGACGATCGGGAACCGGTGATCCCCAGGGTGGAACTGCCGGTGCTTTGGGCCGGTCCTAAACGCGGGGTGGTGTGCCCGCCCGAGGTCGGCACCAGCTGCGACCTGACCTATTACGACGGGGATCCGAATTATCCCCGGATCTCGAACTTCCGCTGGCAGGGCATGTCGGCGCCGGAGGTGGAAATCGGCGGGTTGATCATTCAGCGGGAGCCGGGCACCCATATCAAGATTGATGCGGATAATAACATTACATGTGTAACCCCTGCGGATGCGGGGGCGAACGTGGGTGGCGACTGGAATATTACCGTAGGTGGCACCGCGAAGGTGGCGGCCCCCCAGATTATTCTTCAAGGGCTTTTATCGGTGCTCGGCCCAGACGGCGGTCCGGGCAGCAGCACCCTCACCGGTAGCCTACACGTGACAGGCAATATCACGTCGGATGGTTCGATTATCGACTCCGGGGGCAACACCCCCAATCATGACCACCCTTAAGGCGAGACATGGCGGATATCTACGGCCAGGACATACTGCTCGACGAAAAAATGCAGCCGAAGATCGCCGCCAACGGCGAGGCCCTGTTGACCGATGGTCCGCAGTCCGTAGTGCAGGATATCCGCCTCCACCTCTGGGTCGGGCGGGAAGGGCTATTTTTCGACACCTCCTGGCGGGCCTATGTCCTGGATTTTATCAAGGATGAAAATACCGCCGGCAACCGCATGGCCCTTTGCGCCGAAGTGGCGCGGCGGATACATGATGACCAGAGGGTGGTTCCCGGCTCGGCTGGTTGCACGGTTATAGTCTGGGACCACACTGGCATCAGTCTGGCCGCTGAATTCATGCTGATCGGTGAGGACCATCCCTTTAACCTGGTGGTCGAGGCCGGCGGCGACAAAACGGAAATGGTGATCAAGGATGTCAATCCCTATCAATAAGACGTTGGACGAGATCCGGACCGAGATGTTCGCCAGGATCGATACCGTTCAGGACGAATATGCCGCCCAGGGTTGGCTGCCGGTGCGGCTCAATCTTAATAAGGGCGTTTTTCGAGGACTGATCGAGCTGTGGTGTTGGGGATTGCATCAGCTCTATCTGTTTCTGGCGTACATCTTGACCATGGCCTTTCCTTTGTTGTCGGAGGAGGCCTGGCTCGAACTGCATGCCGGACAAGTGGAACTCGTCAAGAAGGCAGCCACCAAGGCTTCCGGCTCGGTAGTGTTTACCCGGGTTGTGACAACAGGCAACGTGCCGATTCCAGCCGGTCGCATCGTCCGGACGAAACCGGATGCCCAGGGCAAGGTGTATCGATTCGTCACCGCCGCCGCGTCGGTGCTGCTGGACGGCACTGCGGAAGTGACTGTGCCGGTGGTGGCGGAGGATTACGGCCAGGCGGCCAACGTGACGGTTGGTCAGATCACCGAAATCGTCACCACGATCCCGGGCGTTGACGGGGTTGAGAACAGGGTGGGCTGGCTATCGAGCGAGGGATCGGATACCGAGACAGACAAGGCGCTGAGGGAGCGGTATCGCCTGGCCTGGCAGGGCAATAACGGTCTGACGAAGTATGCCTATAAGAGCTGGGCGCTGGAGATCGCTGGGGTTATCGCGGTTGAGGTACTCGATCAACACCCCCGTGGGCAGGGTACCCTGGACGTGGTGATCAAGTCCACGGCCGGTGTCCCGACGCAAATCCTGATCGATGCCGTCACCGCAAATATCGAGGGCAAGGAGGCGATCAACGACGATTGGCTGGTCAAGGGGCCGACCCCCGCCGGCGTCGATATTGCCGGAGAATTGGTGTTGCTCAGCGGGGATCCGACCGTAATCGTGGCCGAGGCGGAAAGCCGGTTGCGTGCGCTCTTCGAGGATCCAAGCCAAGTGGAGGGGATTGAGCCGTTGCAAATCGGCGAGGATGTGCCACTGGACCGGCTCGTTGCGACGGTGATGGCTGTCGGTGGCGTCAAGAATATCGTCTGGGCCTCGCCGCTGGCGGACGTGGTGATTCCGGAAGACGGTCTGGCAGTCCTGCAGAGTTTGGCGCTGACCTGGTCATGGGCGGCGGAGGCATAAATGGGAATCTTCTGGCGGTATTTCAAGGAAAACCTTGCTTGGCCACTGACCCGTATTCCCGGCGGCTTGGCGGCCCTGGCCGAGGGTGCTGCCGGCGCGCTCGATCAGGTGCGTCAGGATATCCTCTGGCTGCGCCTGCAGTTTAATCCGTCCACCTGCGAGCCCCAATATCTGGAACATTATGCCCGGGCCAGGGGTATTCGCCGTCACCGCCTGGAGTCGCTCAATCTGTTTCGTGTGCGGGTGGTCAGCGCCTATGCCTGGCAGCTCATGGGCGGCAAGGTTTCCGGCTTGCGGAAGATCTTGGAGTATTACGGCTATGTGGTCGCCGGGATCGTTAACTTGCGCACCGAGGATCCGGCACGATGGGCCGAGTTCCGGGTGGCGCTGGAGCCCCCTGCCGAAGGGTTCCGGGCCGATGATTACGAGCTGTTGTCCTGGGCGATCAACGACCAGAAGCCTGCCCGTTCGATCCTGGCCAGCATCCGGTTAAATCGGGAAGCAAGCCTTACCCTCTCCGCAGGTATGGTGCTGATAGCTCGGCCACGCATCACTATCGCCCCGTATGTGGCCAGGATCACGATTGCTGACACCACCCTGTATCACGCCGCCGGCGTTTATCAATACAGCAGGATAACCATATAATAAGAGAGGAGCGCTATGTCTGATTTTCCGGGATTCGTATTGACCAAGCACGGTCAGAATCTGCTTGCCAAGCTGCAGGCCGGCGGGTTGTTGACGTTCACCAGGGTGGGCACCGGCTCAGGCCGGATGCCTCCTGCTAACAGCGTTTTTTCTGCTGTTGCTGCCGCTGCCGCTGTTACCATCACCAACAGCGAGGCCGGAGCGTCTGGCGCCGCCGATGTGAACACGGGATTTACCGTGCAGATCGCAACCCCAGGCTCGGCAGGCGTCCATCAGGTGGCCACGGTGCAATGTCTGGCAGCGGATCAGATCGCTGGCGGCGATTATTTCACCCTCTCCTCACCATATCTGCTGTTCCATGTGTGGTTTGCCGTGGATGGAGTGGGCGTCGATCCGGCTCCGGCCGGATCCATCGGCATCAAGGTAGATTTGGCGGCGAGCAACACCGCGATCGCCGTGGCCGCCACACTGGCCACCACCCTGGATTCGCACCGGCTCGATCTTGCCGACCTCTGCTGTCTGATCACCGAGCAGCAGACCCTTGCCGTCCAGTCGATCACTCGGCCGGATCCGGCGGTTAGCGAGATCGCCGTGGTACTCACCAATGCAGGACTGGCAACCGGATATGATCTGTGTGAGTTGGGTGTATTCGCCACTGATCCGGATCTAGGTGAGATCCTCTACGCAGTGACCAACGCCGGCGACCAGGGGGATTATTTTCCATCCGAGGGTGGCGCAACGCTGATCGAGGCCGAATTACGGTTGCGGTCCATCATCGCTGCTAATGCGGAACTGAACATGGAAATCATGGCTGGGGCGTATGCAGGGCTGGTGCAGTTTGTTGAGCACAAGAACGAAAATGCAACGGAAGGAACGAAGGGTCATGTGCAGCTAGCCACCGCAGCAGAGACCCTTGCTGGCTTGCTTACGAGCAAGGCTGTTCACCCTGCCGGAGTAAAGGCTCTTGTTGATGCGTTGCTTGATGGGACGCCAGGGGCATTGGATACCCTGAACGAGTTGGCGGCAGCGCTTGGGGACGATGCCAATTATGCGGCGACCATGATAGCTGCCTTGGCAGGGAAAGCCCCACTGGCCTCACCTGCGTTGACCGATACTCCCACCGCCCCCACGGCGGCAGCGGGAACCAATACAAACCAACTTGCGACCACGGCGTTTGTCACCACGGCGGCTGCGAATGCGGCTGACTTCTCCAAGCTCGACTCCTTCACCGTGGCCTTCACAAAAACAGCCGCTGGGACCATCTCCATCAAGGCTGGCACCAAGGTCATGGTTGCCGGGGTGGCGGTAAATATTGCCGTTGCCACAGCCGTGGTCATGCCCGCCCTCACCGCTGGCACCGACTATGCCGTCTACGCCTGCACCGATGGCACCGTGCGGGCAGATGCCTCGTTTACCGCACCAGATGGCTACACCACGGACGATAGCCGGATGATCGGCGGGTTCCATTATGGCTTGACCGCCCCCGGCACCACCGTGGCGGGCGGCTCGTTTGCCACCACCGGCAATGGCATGATCTGGACCCAGGCGGATGTTGATCTTATCGCCGGGATCAATGCCTTTTCCCTTTGGGATCTCAAGTGGCGTCCGCTCTGCGACCCCAAGGGCATGGCCCTGGTTGCAGGCCGCACATGGGTGGATATTTACCTTTGCGGCACCAACCATACTACCAACGGCACCAGCAAGGCGGGCACGGATATCGCCTCCGGCACGGTGCTGCCCAAAAAGCCGCTGGAGTTTGGCGGCAACGGCATCGTTACCTATGCAACGCCCATGTGGTGGGATTTTGTTGAAATAGCCAACGCCTACAAAAAGCGGATGCTGCGCGAGCAGGAGTTTATCCTGGCTGCCTTCGGTGTAACGGAGAATCAGTCCATCGACTCCACCGCTGCCACCTACCCAGCCACCCAGCGCAATGCGGGCTATACCAGCAAGTATGGTCTGGAGCAGGCATCCGGCCACCACTGGATATGGGGTGAGGACACGGGCATGTATTACGACACCACCACCTGGT